GGGCAACGTCGTGGGTGAGAACTTGGACGACCTAGGCATTTCTTGGGATAGGTATTGAATCTGTTCTGTTCGATTCGTGGACGACGAGTCCAACATGGCTACTGAAGAGGAATGCGACAAAGTTCTCCCTGAGCATTGTTGCGTGGAGCGGCAGAAGGAACTGTTCCTGTCAATGTATCCGCCAGACGAACAGGATGAGTTCATCACTGGGTTGCTCGAAATAAAGATCAGTTGCGACCATGTTGTTAACCAAGCGTCAGCGAGACTCAGCCACGAAGATTTGCAGAAGCTACAAGTGCTGTTAGCTGGTTCAGCGTTAATCAGGGAAGACTTGGCTACCCATGTTGGCAAAGTCGTTGTGTGCGTGATTGGCAGCGGCTCTTGCCAGTTGTGCATCGTTGGTGGCGGGATAGTTGCTGATGCTTGGATGGATGACGAATGCGTTCAAGCATTGGCCGAAAAGATGGCCCACGATCTCGCGATTCTGCAAGGTTCAGCCAACTAGCGGGCTGCAAGATCAACATGCTGCGGGTGCGGGTCATTGGTGAGCCACAACCACAGGGCTCTAAGAACGCCATGTTGAATAAGCACACGGGCCGAGTTGTCATGTTTGAAGCGAAACACAGCCAGTTGCGCGTGTACCGGGATCAAATCCAGGCAGCGTTCCTAAGGTTGCCTGAATGCAGGCCGTGCCTGTCTGGTCAGCCAGTGTTGACGGGTGGCGTGACGTTGAGGGTTGTGTTCGGATTCCAGCGCCCCAAGTCCCATTACCGGACGGGGAGGAACGCTCACCTGTTGCGGGATGCTGCACCCGAGTATCCATCGAGTAAGCCTGACATTGACAAGTGTCTTAGGGCAGTTGGCGATGCGGTTACTCAGGCTGGTGTGTGGGAGGACGATGCCAGGGTTGTGTGTGTCACGGCCATGAAAACGTACTGCCAGCCGGGGGAGGATGCGTTTACTGAGATTGAAATTGAGTTGATCTAGGCGCGCGCCAAACTAGCAAAACGATTCCCGCTATGAATGAATAGGCGGATAGTCCCGCAATAGGGCAGGACTGTGCTTGACCCAAGGTTCAGTGACCAGCAGGAGCACAGCATGGCTGACACACCAGACGATTTGAACGCGGGTTCAAACCCAGAAACGAAACCGGCTCCCAAGAAACGCGCCCGAGGAGCAACAAGAGGCCCACGGCAACAAGTAGATCCCATGTTGCTGCACCCCAACAACAGGCCAGGTGCCCACGCCAACAAGCCAATCAACCTGGCCCTCGTAGCCAACCTGACATCAGGCGGCACAGTCACATTGCTCGATGTACGCGAAGTCGTCCAATTCAACAGCAGCCGCGACAAGTACCTAGCCGAACTCAGGTTTACAGAGAACACCGACATGCAAGACCTCGACAGGTTGCTACAGCAAGAACTGTTGATCTACAGGTGGAATCAGTGGATCACAAGTGGCCTGGACTACGAAGGCACACTCATTGACGAATACGACGTGGCAGCGAAACTGAAATTCGCCAACGAACAAGTCAACAGGCTTAAAGACCAAATGGGCATGTCTCGCAAAGTCAGAGACGCCAGCGGTAGCTCCGTGGCTGACATGTGGATTGACCTGAAACGGCGAGCCAAAGAGTTCGGGTATTCCAGAGAAGAACAACTGCGAGGCTCACTGGTGCTGATGAACGAAATCTCCGCCACTGTCGGCACGTTTTACAGGTCAGACGAAGACGAGCGTAAAAAGTCCGGCTTCGAGAATGAGCAGCAAATCGTTGAATGGTTGCGAGATATTGTCATCCCCGCCTATGCGGACATAGATCAACACTTCATTCAGAACACACAGCGAATGTGGCAGCAGCCATGAGTGAAGCAGAGTACGAGTTAGCTGTAGAAGCGCAAGGAATCGAACACTGGCAAGCAGCGATGGAAGACGATCCAGATGTCATGTTCAGGATCATCAAAGACATTTGCAAGGTCGTCCAAAACGGTGACCGTGAAGGCAAAACTGGACGCAGGCCCAACCCGAAAAGTATGGGCTTTGAGCAGCTATGGGAATTGCTGTTCCCTGAAAGGTTCGATACGGGCACATTCCCTGAGGCATTCAAGAAGGTACTTGAAACGCAGGAATCTCAACGCGCGTTTGCCGTGAAGGTTCCCATGTCACAGTCTCAAGTGTCCAAGTTTCTGTCCGGCGATTTGCAGCCCAGCTTGGAAACAATCGAAGCGATTGCCAGGGCGGCAGATGTTAGTCCAGCTTTCTTCGCTGAATGGCGGGCACTCAAGTTCGGCAGCCTCGTATCTGAAGTGCTCAGGTCTAATCCTGACAGGTCAGTTGATCTCGTGAAACGCATGGCTGCCATGACAAACAGTCGCCCAGTTCCTATCGGTTAGTCCAGCGCCTAATTGGAGGCCCAGCTTTGAGCATCATTAGGGATCTTGACGAAGATGAAAGATACCTGTGGGCGATCCTGTCCGACGAGACAGGTATCGACATGGCCGAGTTCCTGTGGGAAGACCACACAAACGATTCGGGTGTTTACCGCCTATACGACTATCAGTGGGAAATGTACAACTGCAAAGACACATATCAGGTAACCAGAGGCGGGCGAAGCGTCGGCAAATCGGTGAGCATCCAGATGCGTTGCTGCGCTTTCGCGCTGAACTTTCCAGGGCAAGACATGTTGCTCACCGCACCGGAACTCAACCACTTGAAGCCGCTCACGTCGGCCATCGAAGACCGCCTCAAAGGCGTATGGATTACCCGCGAACTGCTACCCAAGTCGGCCAAGTCGGATGGATTCACCAGGCAGCCACACTGGGAAGTGAAGTTCACCAATGGGGCCAAGATCGTGTCCAGGTTGCCCGGAATTTCAGGCAAGGGCTGTAAAGGCCAGCATGTGATTTGGATGGAGATAGACGAACTGCAAGATTATCCCGATATAGGTTTTTCGGAGGCAGTCGAATGCCTCAATAGATTCCAAAAAGGGGCCACCTGGCGGGTACACGGAGTGCCCCGTGGTGTGCGTGACAGGTTTTACGAGATCACCGATGGGGGCGACTCCGAACAGTGGACTTTGCACACACCAATGGCAATGAACCGTCCCACCTGGAATGCGGAAGAACGCGATGAAAAAATCGGCCTCTACGGGGGGTCGCGACAGGCACCCAATTACCGCAGGAACATTTATGGTGAACATGGGGATGCCAGTTCGCCAGTTTTTGTGTTGTCCAGATTTATGAAGAACATAGATCAGGATTCCGGTTCGGAGTACAACACTGACGTTTACTACGGGCCACACATACAGTTCGAGGATCTCTATAACGGGGATGTCGATCCTGTTAGCTTGCTCCATATTCCCGGCAGTCACAAGACTGGTTGGTCGGGAAGTCCTAACGGCTACTCGGCCTACTACGGTGGCATGGATGTTGGTGGCACGTCTGACCCTTCGGAGATTCTCATCTTCGGACAGCGCGCTAAGTCCAAAGATGAGCACCTGGATTTGTTGTTGCGGGTCAACTTGCAGCGCATTTCGCAGGTGGATCAAAAACTTATCGTGGATCATCTGTTCGAGTTTTATGGTTCCAAACTGCAGACATTTGGCATTGACCGCACTGGCATGGGTCATGGCTTGTGGGACAACTTGGTTCGTGAACATGGATCAGTTCGTGTTGTTGGGTTTCACTTTTCGGAGAAGCAGCCGGTGGCTTTGGAGGATAGGCCGTTAGCGGCTGGGGAAGAGTTGAAAGATTTGATCATTTCCCGTCCCGTGATCGAGTATGCGACTGATTGCCTTCGTGAAATCATTGACGCGAATAGGTTCCTGTTGCCATTTGATAGAGAGTTGTTGCTCGAATGGCAGGGTCAAAGCTATTCAACTATCAAGTCTTCCGGCGATCCTTACGGTAGAAAAAAGTTCACTGGCGGCAGCTTTCACACGTTGGACGGTGCGAAGGCTTTCATTGCCGCGAAGCGTCTTGCCGCCTTGACGGCGATGCTCGCCAAGAAGGAGGACTGTCAGGAAGACGTTGTAGACATTTTTGTGGGGCTGTGACGAGTTACTACACATGTCCAGTGGTACCGAAGATGTAGTTCCAGATAGTTCGGGTGAGCAGAAAGAAGTTCCGAAGCGTTCGTTTCGGGTTGAGGGTAATAGGCAGACAGGGTTCGTGTCTGGGGCGATCCCTGTCGTTGTCGCTCAGTCGGCGGCTGATCGGCTCGCATGTAGGTCTGATGTTGAGGATGAGCTAGACATGATGGCCGACATGATCAAGGGCTTTTGGGAGCAGGAGCCGGATCTTGTGATGCGGCAGGTTGCTGCTATTTCAGCCCGGTTGACGGAGTTGAGCTTGTTGCTTCATAGGGCTGAGACGCGGGATCGGCAGTTCAAGCAGATACGCACGCTGCAATGTGCGCCGTTGTTAGTTGAGTTGGACAGGCAGTACAAGATCGCTAGTCGTTTAGTTGAGCTACGCCGACAAGATTTGGATCTCTTAAAATGAGCGAATCAGATATCCCGTTGAGTGAAGAAGCGATCCTTAGTGATGACTTGAACGCGCGTTTAGAACAGGCGTTGCAGTTTGCACAGGCCCAGGACGACCCCGATGAGGTGCGTTCCGAAACGTACACGGAGAACGCCAGTGGCAACTTTGAAGTAATCAACGAAACAGACATTGCCATTGATCAGTTGATGGAAAGTAAACAGATGGCCGTGCTGCAGCGGGAACTCACCAAATGGGCGGGCATGGGCCGTGAGACGGCGAGAAGTTCCTACGGCCCATCGCACGGTAACCAGTCGAACATGTTCGACAGGACGGCCTACACGCCACCGAACAACACCTATTCGGAGTTCCGTGCAGCGAAGCTGGCCCTAGATACTGACGATATTGTTTCAGGTGTCGCTGAAACAACGGAAGGTTTCGCGTTCCAAGGGGTCAAGTGGGAATCCGCTGACGCTGACATAACGGACGTGTTCAATCAAATGGCTGGCGAGTTAGACCTAGACGGTCTTCTCAGGGCACAGTGGCGCGAGCTGTTTGTGTATTCCCAGTTCGTGACGGCTGAGCAATGGGAGTACCGCGAGTACACGGTTCGCGGGAAGGGGCCAACGCCTCGCGAGAAGCAGGTTGACGCCTTCGGCAACGAGACGTTTGTTCCCGTCTTAGACAATCAGGGCAGGGCCGTTAAGGGCAAGAAGCGTAAGAAGACTTACAGGATTTTCGCCCCCGTGCGCGTGAGGCTGCTGGATTCGGCGCGGATCGTGCCCGTGTTGGCTGGGCCTCTCAACGATGAAGTGTTGGCTTTGCAGGCCACTGATCACGAGATCAACAATTTCAACTCTGTCTTGAACGGCGAAAAGGTAGACATCACCGTGAGTCAAATGTTCACGGGGTTGGCTGAGTTGTCCTATGACGAGTCGTTGCGTGTTCAACGGCTAGGTGTTGATCCTGACAAGTTGCTGGAATTGAATCCGCTGTATGTCAGGCGGCACACGTTGACCAGATCAGACTATGAGCGTTTCGCTCACGTCAGGCTCAAGTCATGTTTCCAGCTACTCGACATGAAACGTCAGCTACTCGCCAGTGACAGGGCCGCGCTAGTTGGGTCTGCTAACTACATTCTGTTGATCAAAAAGGGTGATAAGGATAAGCCAGCCACGCGGCAGGAAATGATGAACCTGCAAACCAATTACAAAGTAATGGCGCGCCTACCTGTGATCATTTCCGATCATCGACTGTCTGTAGAAATCGTGGCACCCAAAATTGATTTGACCTTGCAGCAGGACAAATATGACGTGATTGATACCCGACTCATGTCTAGGCTGCTGGGTACTTTGAGTCTGGGTGGTCGCGGTCAGCGTAATGAAACGAACGTGACGATTTCGTATGCGGTAGCTCGCGGCATGGAGAATCGCAGGCACATGATGAAGCGTTTCATTGAGCGCATGATGTCTCACGATGTTGTGAATCATCCAAACAATGTTGGCCTGTTTGATGAGGAACCCAATCTGGTGTTCACGCCTAGAAATGTGAACCTTGGCTTCGATGCCCAAATGATGCAGGCCATGTTGAGCCTTCGCACTCAGCGGGAAATGTCACGGGAGACGATGCTTGAATCTGTTGGCTTGAATGAGTCCACTGAGGCTATGCGAATGGAACTGGAAGCCGAAATGTACGACGACGTGTTCAAGACGCGGGTGCCGTATGCCAGTCCTGTGAACAATCAGATGGGTCAGCCGGATCAGCCAGCGGGCCAGTCCGGTTCCGGTTCCGGTTCCGGTGATGCGGGTTCCCGTCAAGCGAACGGTGCCAATGGCGGTAGGCCGGTTGGCGGCGGAACATCGAAGAACGATCCAAGCACGGCTGAGCCGAAGTCGGCATCGGGCAACACGACTCCGCAGAAGAAGATTTGATCATGGTGACTGCGATGGGTTCCAGTTACCGGGTCGAGATCGAGAGTGGCCCCTGGTGGGGTTTATGGGTCACCGTGTACGACGTGAACGGCACGAAGCTTCGCGAAGGTGCCGCGCGTAACGAGAAGCGGGCGCGTAAGAAAGCCTCCAAGTGGGTTCGTGCAGCCAGGCCACCAGTGGTGATCGACAGTTACGAGATTCCAGCCGAAGGGAAATAGGGATATGCCTGTTGTTGACTTGAGCAGCGAAACAATTTTGAACAAGGGTTGGGATTTGGAATTAGAACGCAGGCTGCGATTGCGGTATGCGTTACCTGAGCAGGCCCGTGTGAGCGCCCCGAGTGTGCAGGCTGGGCCTGCCGGTACGGGTTCGTTCATCACTGAGATCGCTGGCCGTGTCGTGTTTACTGGCCCAGCCACCCATTTGAAATATGGGTTCGATCTTGCCAGGGAACTCCCTTTGGATATTTCTGCCAAGTGGCAGGAGCAGGCTCAGTCGAACCCGTATTTCAAATGGGTGGCTGGAAGGTTCGTTGGCTCAGGGGCACCTAACGAGAACGGTGCCAGTTGGACAACGGGTGACTTGCAGTTCGGTCACATGGGCGTCAAGCATGGCCCGTTGAACTGGATTCATCAATCACACAAGATCATCGGTAGTATTGCTGATGCCCATTTGACTTCCGGTATCACCGATCAGTTCGTTGGGAATCAAATGGCGGCTGCCCCGATTGATCCCCACATCACGACATTGGCTTCAGTATGGGAATGGATTTGGCCTGACGAGTCAGCCGTGCTGGACATGGCCTCAGAAACGGGCAAGCTGAATTTGAGCATGGAGTGCGTCAGTGAGGCCGTGCAATGCACTGGCCCGAATGGCTGTGAGCAGACGTTCAACTACATGGATGCCCAGTTCGGCATGGCATGTGAGCATATAAACACGCGTTCAAGTACCCGAAGAATGGTCAATCCAAGTTTCCTCGGAGGCGCTGTTGTTGTTCCACCGGCTGAGCCTGGCTGGAAAGAGGCCAACGCGATTGTCATGTCGAAGGCTGGCCCAATGGCAGCCGAGGCCGCTTCCGCTGCGCTGGCAGGAACGGGCGATTCTGAGTGGGAAATGCTCATGGGAAGCGTTGTCGCTTACGGTCTTAGCCTTGGCTGATTTTCGCTAATCCAATTCTCAAGCTATTTATTTTCACTTCGTTCCGACTGTGTAGCCGTTATGGCGGACTCCACTGTGCAGCAGATGCACGACACCTTGCTGGGACAAATCCCTGCCGGTGTCGTACATGAATGCGGCATGTGTTCAGCCGAATCATCCACACAGAATGCGAAGGAGGAATCCGCCGTGGCCGACATCACTGTAAGAACCTTCACGGAGGACGAACACTTGGCGCTGCTTACCGATGCAGTCAAGCGGGAAACCGCCACTGTTACCGGGAAGGTGACTGGGCTTGAGGCTGAAAAGGCCCAGTTGCAGGCGGCGCTGGACGTGACAGAGGCAGGGAAGGCGACCGCTGTTCAACGAGCAGAAACCGCCGAAAAGGATCTTGCTGACTTTAAGCAAGAACTTGCCAACAAGGAAGAGATCGAAGCACGCAGGGAAGAGCGCGTTGCGGCCATGAAGGAGAAGGCGAACCATCTGCCTGACTCTTACTTCACGGCTGAGCGGGCACAGCGTTGGGCTGAGATGGACGACGAGTCCTTCAACGCCAATATCGCTGACCTTGTTGCTACGGCACCTGCTGTTGCGGGTTCTGAGCAAGCTGGCAAGCATCAAGAAGCTGCTGCTCCCGCTGGCCGCGAGACTGCGGCTTTCGGCGGTAACGCAATACCTAAGCCCGAAGAGGCATCTGCTGAATCAGGCTCAACCATCGGTCAGTTCCTCGGTTCCTTCATCGGTTCTGAGAAGTAGAGAGGAGGGAAGATCATGGCAAGCGATTATGGTTACAACTTTGGATTCACCCGTTCCAACGAAAGCATGCGCTGGTCTGAGGGCGGTTACGCAGTTCCTGCCCTGGGCACTTTCCTTCTTGGCAGCGTCGTTGAAATCGACAACGCTAACGATGGCCTTATGAAGCAGGCAGCGGCTAATGCTGCTCCTGTTCCTGGGGTTGTTGGGCTTCTCGTTCAGGAACTTGAGTGGGATCGTTCAATTTATCAAAGCGATGCGAACCTGCTTGACAGTTACCAGATGGGCATCGGGCACAACGCCCGCTTGGCTGTCATCACTGGTGGCGCTGGCGTCAAGTTTTGGGTTCGCAACAACGCAGCAATCACTCGCATTGACGGTCGGAACATTCCGGCCCGCGAGATGGTGGCTATCGCCGGGCTTGTTGCCGGTGACGATCTTGTTTGGGATGGTGCCAAGTTCGCTAAGGGAACTGGTGCTGGCGTTCTTGCGCGAGTCCTAGATGTCAATCCGATTACGAACCGCGTTGACGCGGTTCTGACTGCCTAGGAGGTGTGAGATGACCGCAACATTTGCAAAGCCGTTCATGGCAATGTCACGGAAGGCGAACGCCTTTGGGCAGGCCGAGTCTACTGAGCAGATTGAGCTTGCTAACAAGCTCAATGAGGAAGCCCGCAAGGAATGGGACAACCCGGCGTTTCACCGCCAGGTGGCCCAGGACGTGTCGAGTTTCTTGGACTACGGGTTCACGTTCGGGAATAGTTTCTCGGACTGGATTCTCACCGAGCGCGTGGGTGAGTTTGATCGGGTTCACCTGACTGAACGTCGTGGCTTGAAGGTGTATCACACCGCTCGCGGTGGCTACATCAACGAGAGCCAACTGACCACTGAGAAGTGGGAAGTTCCTCGGGACACTCTCGGGTTCCACGTTTCGGAGTTTGAAGACAAGATGCGTGCAGGTTTCGCCACAGCGATTTCTGACATTGTGTCTCTTGGTCAGGCCCGTCTGGAAGCGGAGGTCAATCGTCGCGTTTTCTCGATGTTGCAGGCCGCTGTTCCGGTTGGTTCACCTAACCATGTTGGTGTCGCTGGCATCACGAAGACTGTTGTTGATGCAGCGATTCGCGATGTCAAGGATGCGATTCGTCCCGATGGTGTCCAGAATGTGCCTGTGACCATCATTGGTCGGGCTGCCGTTGTGGATCAGATTTCGGACTTCCCCGGTTTTGGTTGGGAAGCTTTGGAAGAGATCCGCATGAAGGGTCGTCTGGGTACTTATCGCGGTGCCAACATTGTGAGCTTGCAGCATTATGCGGATGAGGATGGTCTTTCGTTCTTGCCTGCGAATGAGCTTTGGGTGTTCGGTGGCACTGTCGGCAAGTTTGTTCGCTTCGGTGGGCTTTTGACGAAGACTTGGATTGAGGACACGGTGGATTACTACCATTCGCGTACTCGTTGTGATGTTGGTGGACTTATCAACAAGCCTGAACAGTCTCGTCGCATTGTCGATAGCACGGTAACGCCGTAGAGAAATCTACTTCTCGGGTTTCATTGACAGTTGAAACGCACGTTCAAAGCCCCTCTTGCGAGTTGTCGTGAGGGGGGCTTTGAACGTGCCGGGTTGCGCACCGGGCCTGTTTTCGTTAAGTGGGTATCGAGTAGTTGTGTGTTAGATCAACCGCCTGTTAGCCCAATTGTTAGGAGCAAGCCCATGTCTGTCACTACGTCTGGAACTGTTGTCGAGCAGGAGTTGGCGCATGATATTCAGTCCCCGCCGCCTGATGCCGGTGATGTCGCCCTCGCTGCCGCTTCGTCTGGGCAGGCCAGTCCTGTCACTGGGGTCACTGAGTCTGAGTCACCTGAGTCACCTG